TCATTATTGTTTATATCAAGATTTTGTTTAATGAACAAAATTCAACTTCATGAATATCCTACTTTTAGATTTAAAGGTATGGCTCCAGAATGGGTATATCATTTAAAAAGTAATAAAATAAATCCGTATTCTTTGATGGAATTTCGAGGCATTTTTAATTATATAAATGAGATGCCCTTTGATGAAAGAGAGTTATTACTTGGTAACTTTGGTAGTAACTATGTAGACTATAAATCCCGTTACAATTCATCAACAACATTAAAACCCTTTCTTTCTGTAGCCGCAGAAAAATTAAAACTTTTTATAGATAAGAGCTTGAACAGTTCAAAATCTTATGTATAATACACACAACACAAACAACCCAACAACACAATACTATTATGACATTAACTAAAAACCTATTCGCTGAAATTACAGCATCCCTATCTAATAAGAACGAAAATATCTATAAGGATATTCTGAAGTTTGAGGCTAACAAGACTTATCTCGTTCGTCTTGTACCTAATATTAACGAGCCAAAGAAGTCTATTTACAGCTATAAGCACCACAGCTGGAAGAGTCACTCTAACGGTCAGTTTATTACCTCACTCTGTCCTAGCACTTATGGGGAGAGCTGCCCGATTGATTCCTACGTTATGAAGACGTACAATACAGGTACTGATGAAGAGAAGAAGAAGCTTGGAGAAATCTCTCGTAAGGAGAGTTGGATGGTTAACGCTTACGTTATTTCCGATCCTACTAACCCTGAGAATGAAGGTAAGGTTAAGGTCATTCGTTACGGTAAGGAGCTTGCTAAGATTATTGACAGTGCAATTACTGGCGATGATGCAGCTGAGTTCGGAGCAGCTAAGGTATTTGACGTTGCTAATGGTAGCACTCTTCGTATTAAGTGCGAACCTCGCACAGGTAATACTGGTAATCGTATGTCAGTAACTTATTCATCTTCTAAGTTCTTGTCTCCTTCTAAGCTCGATATCCCTGAAGAGAAGGTTGTAAGTGTACATAAGGATATTCATGATCTTGCGAAGTTTAACAAGACCAAGACTACAACTGAGCTTCAGCAGTCCCTTGATCAGCACTTCCATTGCATTGAAGATGTAAATACAACAGAAGAGGTTGATGAAGATACTCTTCCAACACCAGTAGCTAAGATCCCTACTAAGGATGCAGCTCTTGAGTCAATCTTTGAAGGTGTTACTGAGGCTCCTAAGCCTACACCTGCTGTAGATGATACAGATGCAAAACTTAAAGAACTACTTGCTGGACTCTAAAATATTAGCCACTATACTCAAATTTATGCCTAGAATCAAAACTAACGCCGATATCCCCGATATTCAGAATACTGTTGACGGGTTCCCTAAGAAGTACATCCCTAAGGTTGGTACCCGTGATGCAACGCTTCCCGTTAAGATCATCCGTAAGGATGGCACTGTTAACGAAGGCTCAGGAAAGTTTAGTATGTATACTGACCTTACATCTGAAAATAAAGGTACGAACATGAGCCGTTATCGTATCCTTATTGAAGAGGTCGTAGCAAAGGATGGTTACTTTGTTCACGAAGTTATTAAGGATCTTCTTCATGAGTGTAAGTCACGACTTAAGTCAGATAATGCTTATGTTAAGATTAAGTTTGACTACTTCCTTAAACGTCAAGCTCCTGTATCAAAGATTGAGTCTCATATGGATTACCGAGCTAATATGGAAGGTAAGCTTGTTGATGGTAAGGAGCGTTTGTACCTAACTGTACACGTCATGTATGCTTCACTCTGTCCTTGCTCTAAGGAGATCAGTGATTACGGAGCTCATAATCAACGATCAGTAGCTGACGTTACCGTTGAGCTTGATGAGTCAAAGGGTATTATGTGGATTGAAGAGATTATTGATATTGTAGAGAAGTGCTCTTCAGCTCCGATTATTAACGCTCTTAAGCGTGTTGACGAAGCTTATCAAACTGAGCTTATGTACGAGAATCCAGTCTTTGTTGAGGATATGGTTCGTAAGGTAGCTGTTGAACTTGATAAGGAGCTTGATAACCGTATTAAGGACTATTCAGTTGTCGTTAATCACTTTGAGTCAATTCATACAGCAGTAGCCGTTGCGGTTATTAATGCTGGTAGGGAGCTAAAGTAATATTATGGCCGTTTCTGAAGAACAATTAGCAGCGGCTATTATGGCCAAAATTACCGGTAACAATCTTAAAAAGATTGATGAGAGTTCTCTTACACCAGTAACCCCAGGTATGAACGCTAATAGACTCGACCCTATGAGTTTTATTAGTCGTAATGTACCTACAGGCCCTACACCTCTTGAGATTCAAGCAATGCAGCAGGCTAATAGAGAAGCTGAAAGGTTGTACCCACTACCTCAAGCAGACCTAGCACCTATCCCTCAAATGCCTCCAACAGCACCGCCACCGAATACTACATATAGTATACCTGCACCAGTGCCTGTATCTCAACCAGCACCTGTTACGTTGTCTGAGTCAATTCTTACTCGAGAAGATATAGTTTCTATTAGAGCTCAGCTAGAAAAAACAAATGCTACGTTAACAAAAATGTCTGGTATGTTAGGAAAAGTATTTGCATCTTTTACAGAAAAGAATAAACTCAATAATAGTGACTAGTACTATTACAGTTAATAAAGAACTTTTTGTACAAAAGTTTTTACTCCCTATTAGTAAATTAGCAGATAATATATCTCTAATTCCTGAAGGTAAAGAACTATACGCCGTTTGTTCCTCCCAGGACGGTAGTATAGTTCTACTTGCCTCTTTAACTCTAGATTTACCAATTGAGGGTATTGTCAAAATTAATTTACCTGATGTTAAAAAATTTGTACGATTACTTGAGTGTATTGAAGATAGCTATATTGAATTAACTATTGAAGACAATCATATAAAGTATCATACACCTAGTTTTAAGTTTAACTATTATTTACTTGAAGATAGTTACATGCAGAGATGCCCAGTTAATCCTACTAAGATTAAAACTCTAAAATACGATTCAGGTTTTATATTACAAAATATTAAATTTAATGAAATTCTTAAAGGCAGTTCTATAGCTACAGATTCAGATAAGCTTTATTTCTATACAAAAAATGATGAAGTATATGCTGAGTTAAATGATTACGAAAGACAGAATATTAATAATCTCACTTATCTTGTAACTGATAAGTTTGTAGGTGAACCTATTAAGAATGCTCTTCCGTTAAATCTTGAAAATGTTCGTATGCTTGCCGGTCTTAAGGCAGCTAGTATATCTGTAAAAATTAATAATACATTAAAGGTAACTCTTTTTGAGGTAACAGATCAAAATGTTAATATAAAGTTTGTTATATCTGCACTTGTAAAATAAAGAGTATACGTATAAATTACTCTATATGTCAAACAAACTAACTACCCTAGGTTATACTCTTAAAAGACTACGTGATAGCGGATACTACGCTCATAGACTCTTTACTGAGTATAGTGAAATAGATCCTCGAGCCTGGACAATAGTTATTGACCCAGGTGTAGCTTCTATCTTTTGTACTTGTTATATTAATGATCCGTATATTGGAGAATCATATTTTGAATTGTTTGACGGAGGTCAGTTTATACCAGGTAGATTGAAGCTTAAGACTAGCTCTCATGAAGTGTTAGTAGAGCATCTAGTTAAGTTTGGTATTAATAATAAGGCACCAGGATACAATGAAAAAGGACAGACAGTTTCCTTACAAGGAAAAGAATAAGTATCTATGTATGTCTACAGACGAGCCAAATAAAAAGAAGATCTCTAAAAAAAGAACTTCTAAAAAATCTATATCTCCAAAGCTTAGTGCTACAGATATAGAACAAGGTGTACCTATAGAGAAAAACCTACATGTTGAGGACGTAATTAAGCAAGCGTTTTTACGCTTCTACGATAATGCCTCTATTAAAGGTTCTAAGGTAAAAGATTTAGAGCATCTTGATGCTATAACTCAAGAGTATTTAGATTCATATATGATCTTAGGTTATGATATAAACGGTGAAAAGGTGTCTATCATGCATGCTGAAAACCCACATGATAGAGATGCTTTAGTTGAACATCTTCGTACTACTCTTCTTAACTTTCTTAATCCTAACGAACGTTAATTGGTTTAAGTACTTACCATGCCTTAAATAAAACGCATGGAAGATGATATCATTGAAAATCCTATAGATGATAAACAGTATTATCGAGGAGATAAAAATGTACCAAAGGAAGACGCTCAATTTGAGTGGACCCCTAAGATGGTTAAGGAGATAAAAAAGTGTAAAGAGGATATTGTACATTTTGCTGAAAGTCATTTCTATATTGTAAACCTTGATAGAGGTAAAGAAAAAATTGATTTATATAAAGCTCAAAAGAGAGCTCTTAAGAGCCTAGCTGATAATAGGTTTGTTAGTGTACTAGCCTCCCGTCAGTGCGGTAAAACAACTATTACCACTATCTATGCTCTTTGGAATACTTGTTTCTATGACGATCAGAGAGTTATTATTGTAGCTAACAAAGAGAGTACTGCTATCAATATTTTTAAACGTATTCGCATGGCCTATGAAATGCTTCCTAACTATTTAAAACCTGGTGTTAAAGAATACGGTAAAACAGGTGTAACCTTTGCGAACGGTTCTAGTATTGGTATTAGTACAACAACAAGTACAGCGGCAAGAGGTGATTCTGCTTCCATTCTTTGTATTGACGAGGCTGCCTTTATCGATCAGAACTTTATGGAGGAATTCTGGAAATCAGTTATTCCTATTATCTCTTCTGGTAAGAAAACAAAAATCTTTATGGTTAGTACTCCAAATGGCACTGGTAATAAGTTCTATGAAATTTATTCAGGAGCTGAAAAAGGAACTAATGGATGGAAGGCTGAACGTATCGACTGGTGGGATGTTCCAGGGAGAGGAGAAAAATGGCGTAAGCAAATGGCCAATACCTTAGGTTCTGATGAAGCCTTTCAACAAGAATTCGGTAACACGTTTTTAGATCCGTATAATTCAGCTGTTGGTGCTTCTGTTATTGAGCGATTTAAAGAAAAGAAAAAGAAACCTATTTGGGATGCTGAAGAAGGTCATTATAAAGTTTATGAAGCTCCTGACCCTAATAAGCTATATGTAATCGGGGTGGACGTAGGAGAGGGTATTGGAAGAGCTGCAACAGTAGCACAAGTTTTAGATATAACTGATTTAAAAGAAATTAAACAAGTAGCTGTTTTTGGTACAAATATTATTGAACCCTATCATTACTCTAATAAACTTGTTATATTAGCTAATCAATGGGGTAACCCCCCACTGTTAGTTGAGAGAAATAATTGTGGCGGTCAAATTATAGATAATCTCTTTCATAAACATTTCTATGAAAAAATAGTTAGTTGTTCAAAACTAGCTAATACAGGCTCATTTTCTAATACTAGACACTTAGGTATATTAAGTCATAATAATCTTAGGTTTGCTGGTGTAGCTAACATGCGTTATTGGGTTAACTTTCTTCAAGTAGTTCATATTAATGATACAGATACTATTCAGGAACTTGAAACGTTTATTAGGTATCCGAACGGTACATATAGAAAGAAAAATGATAATTTTTATGACGATCGAGTGATGGCTTTAGTCTGGGGGTTATTTGCCTTAGAACCTGATATATGTCAGCAATATTTTCAAGTAGATGAATTTGATGAACAAAATAAACCTTTAAAGTTATCTAAAATGTACTATGATGAGGTAAACCCGAGCCAATTTGTTTTAGGAGAGCTATCTACAACAGGTAATGTAACTAATATAGGAGGTGAAACAACAGAAAAATATCAATCATTAATGTCCGATGTTGATATGAACAGGGCTTTAGACAAAGAAGATTATTGGGATCTATTAAATAATGGATGGACTACACTCCATAATTCATGACAACTTCTATTAACCCGACTCAGCAATCTGTTTTAAACGTACCAAGTAAGGATAAGTTTTTACTTGTACTCAACCTTCCCTCTATTTTAAAACAGCAAGCACAAACTGATAGTACTATTAGTTTAGAACCTTTAGAAATAAAAGTGTACGGGACCGTAGTACCAACTATACAAGTACCTTCTAATGAAGTTCGTTTTGGAGGACAATCTCACCATGTATCTAGTTATAGTCGCCCAGCTTACGAGCCTTTAAATGTTAACTTTACTGTTGATAATGGATTTAAAAATTATTGGCTACTTTGGAAATGGTTAGCTCTTTTAAATGACCCTCTAGGTAGCTATTACAACGGTACACCTCTTCAAAATTTACCAAATAATACAAATATACAATCAGGCTCCATAGCAGAATATTGTACTACGTTCTCTATTTTCGGCTTAGATGAATATAATAATCAGGTTATTGAATTTATTTATTATAATGCGTTTATAACTAATTTAGGATCTATAGAATATAGTTATAGAACACCTGAATATATTGAATCTACTGTGCAATTTCAATTCAGTCAATTGAATATCAACCTTCTAAGTTAAAAAAATAATCTGTTAGAGCATAAATAATAATAACAATATGGCACTTTCAATTCAATCACCCGGCGTTCAAATTATTGAAACCGACTTATCGCAGACAGTTACTCTACCAGTAGGTACTAGCGTATATGTTGCAGGTTTCGCTTCTCAAGGTCCTACTGACGAAGTAATACAGATTACTTCGATTTCCGAATTTGAATCAATTTTCGGTACACCGACAAACGCTGCTGAGAGTTATTTTTATTATAATTGCCAAGCTGTTCTTAATTCAAGCGGGAATCTTCTAACTACACGTCTTCCATACGGTTCTGGTAACGGTTTAGGATTTGCTGCTACATATAGTGCCCTTGTTTACCCAGTTGTTTCTGCTTCAACAGGATTTACTATTGGTTCTCCAGTTCACCAGACACTCACTCAGAGCCAGTACTTAGCAATTCAGCAGAGTAACTTTACATGGGGTGTTACCAATCCTGCTACTGTAGGTATCGGTACTCAGAATAATGCAGTACAGATCAACGGTGGTCTTATTGTTCTTAACGACGCTCAAACAGCTGTTGATGAATACAATCAAGGCTATTACGTAAACATTGCAGACAATACAAATTGGGGGCCAACCTCTCCTTACACTGAAGTTATTAACGTCGTTGGTCTTTCTGCTCAAGACACTTTCCAGACAGTACCTCCTTCAAGCTTAGCTTTCACCTTAACAGCCGCTTATGGAACACAAGGTAGTTCAATATCTCAGGTTATTGAATCAGTACCAACATACAACTTTGGTAATGCTAGCTATAATGATTCTCTTGTATTAACACTCTTCAAGATTCGTAAGTCAACTTATCAACCTAACGTTCTCACATATTCGTTAGTAGAGTCTTATATCGGTTCGTTAAATTCTAATCGTACAATTAACGCTCCTACAGGAGGTGCACCTCAGTCCTTCTACTTACAGAATCTTGTTAACAATAATTCTAATAATATAGGTCTTTTTGTTAACCCAACTATTTCAACCTTTACTAATTGGACATCTCTTTCTGGTAGCATTCCAGGACAAACAGTAAGAGTTGCTACTTCAGCAGCAAATCTTTATGCTGAAGGTGTATATAATCCAACATATACAACTAACTCTGAAGTAATCGGTAGTGTCGATCAGAAGATCAGTCGTGCTCTTTCACTTGTTAGTGCACCTGAAACAACAACAGTTGATCTCGTAGTTGACGCTGGTTTATCAACAATATTTGCAAATACCTCTGGTGCCGGTTTAGGTACAAATGGTATACAAAATAATTACTACGACGACACAATTTACGCCGATGTTGCTTCTTTAAGCTCCTACGGTACATCAACTACATTACAGAATTGGAATACAATCTTTAATATATTCAACAACTTCTGTCAAAACACTCGTAAGGATTGTATGTTTATCGCCGATCCTTTAAGGCAGATATTCGTTAACGGTGCTAATACAAAAACATTAGATAACCCTAGCAATAACTTTACATTAAACATCTATAACCCATTACAGAATTCATTAGCTAATGTTGATACAAACTACGCTGCAATTTACGGTAATTGGTTAAAAGTTTATAATGCTTTCTCAAATAACTATATTTGGGTACCAGCTTCAGGATACGCTGCTGCTACATATGCTAATTCCGATGCTGCTTCTCAGCCCTGGTACGCTCCAGCTGGTTTAAATCGCGGACAGTTACAGAACGTAACTGACATTGCTTTTAATCCTAATCAGAAGCAACGTGATTACCTCTATACAATTAGTGTTAACCCGATTGCACTCTTCAACGGTGAAGGTTACGTATTATTTGGTCAAAAGACATTACAGGCTTTACCATCTGCTTTTGATCGTATTAACGTTCGTCGTTTATTCTTAGTACTTGAAAGAGCTACTAATAAGGCTTTAAAATACTTTGTATTTGAGCCTAATACAGTCTTTACACGTACACGTCTCGTAAATACAATTAATCCGTTGTTTGACCTCGCTAAAAATACACAAGGCTTATACGACTACTTGGTTGTTTGCGACACTAGAAACAATCCTCCAGCTGTAATTGATAACAATCAATTAAACGTTGATATCTATATCAAACCAGTTCGTGCTGCAGAGTTTATTTTGGTAAACTTTATAGCTACAACAACAGGTCAAAACTTTAGCGAATTAATCTAATAAATATATAAAATTATGTCACAAACCATCTCCGACTTCTACACATCAGTACAAGCTAACGATTTTGCAAGACAGTTTCAGTTCCGTGTAAACGGTACTTTTGCAAATATCGATTTTGCAGAATCTCAGCTTGTATACATCGAATCTGCAGCTCTTCCAGGAAGAGCTATTAACAACGTTGCAGTTCCTTTTATGGGATTAAACTTCAACGTTCCAGGTACAGCTAGTTACCCAGGTTCAGAAGGCTGGCAGGTTACTTTCCGTTGCGATCAAAATTATAATATTCGTACAGCCTTAGAAAATGCTACTATCGGTACATTCGATGATAGTTCTTCTACAGGTTCATATAATATTGCTGGTCCTGGTAGTACTATCTCACTTGACTTACTCGGTAAATCTCTTGGTGGTCCTGATGGCCCTGTTGTTGTTCGTAGATATAATCTTATAGGTGCTTATATTGTTTCATTAGGAGATATTACATATAATCTCGGAGATAATGGAACAATTGTTACATTCCCTGCAACAATTGCTTATCAATACTGGAGAGTTAGCGCTGGTGGCGGAGCTTTAAACCCTAATACTAACTTTGCAGTAGGTAACGTTTTACCATAGTCTAGATTTTAGCAATAAGTAATATTGCTATATGTCAACTCCAACAGGTGACTCAAGTCTAGGTGGTCAGATACCATACTTTTTAAGTAATTTTTTAAGTAAGCCTGCTAGTGCTTTACCTAAAGGAGCTCAATGGGTATTACATTTTTTAGGTAATGGTTATACAGGTAGTAATAATACGCCTCAGTTAATACCTACAGATGCTATTAAACTTGGTATAAGCTATGAACCTAATGTAGCTAACTCTTGGAAAATACAACAAGCATTAGATTTAGTTACAACAAATGAGTACATAGAAACAAAAGGTTGTTTATTCGTACAAGCTGTACAAATACCAGGTGAGGGCAATCAAGTTAATCCGGAAGGTTTAATGTTTAATGGGTATATTAGAGGTACAATAGGTGCTGGTAGAGAACCTTATAATGGTATGCAGATAGTGTTTCTTGAAACAAATGTTAGTTTTGTTGATAATGTTATTAGACCCTGGACAATTGCTACATCTCATTTAGGTATGATTGCTAGACCTGGAGGAAGTAATTATCGTTGTAATATAGCTGTTTATAAACTCGGTGTTACCGATCAACAGTCCCCGCCAGTTATTTTACAAAAATATACTTTTTACGGAGCTTGTCCTACAACTATTGACGGAGAAGAATATAACTACGCTGTTTCTAATACGCCTACTAATCGTAACACTACATTTACATATTATTATTATACGTTAGACACTATTTACGATGGAGCTGAGTTTTTTATTAATAATAAAAATCCTAATGCTGATAGCAGTAGTAGCACAAGCCCTGATTACGGTAAGATAAAAGCTACTGAATCTATGGTTACACATGTACAGCCACATATACAAGCTACTGAATCTATGGTTACACATGTACAGCCACATATACAAGCTAGTACTCCTTCCTCTGATATAAAACACGGTTCATTAGAAATTCAACCTATAGCTCCTCAAGGAAGTCTTGTAGGAGAAATTTTACAAACAATATCTAATCTTATTATACCATTTAATTTCTTTACTCCTCCTTTAGAAACTTTTATAGTAGCACCAGAAATAATAACACCTAATCCGCCTCCTGTTATAGTACCACCTACAAGTACGGTCTCGAACACATCAAATACTATAATAGCTGATACTGCTGTTACTTCAACAACGACTCCAACAATACAAGCTGATACTGTTGTACAGCCTTCTACAATATCTTCAATACAAGCTAATAACAAATCTGAGACAACAGTAACACCCACTATAATAGCACAAAATGAAACTGCTAATTTAGATAAATTAGCTAAACAAAATATTTTAAATATCGGAGTAACTTCTTCTCCACCAGTAGTAAAACCTATAGTTTTACAAACTATTTCTAGAGCTCAAGCTGAATCCCAAGTAGCTGTAAAAGTATAGAATTTTTAACATACATTATATAAGTTAATAGGTGAGTAGTTTTTTAAGCAAGATTAAAGTAAGTAATAGAATTCTTTATTGTAAAGAGTTAAAAGTAAAACATCATAAGCTTATTTTAAAAAGCCTTTTTGGAGATACTCCTGATTATGAAT